GCCTAGAGAAGTTAAAGAACTGGTGACGACATTAGATGCCATCGTTGTTCCAGTTAAACTTGCCGCCTGAACATTTGTTGCATCAGACCAAGAAAGCGTTCCCGATCCATCCGTAGAAAGCTGCTGGCCTGCGGAGCCATCTGCTCCAGGTAATGTCCAAAGCACATTGCTTGAAACTGTACCAGGAGCTTGAAAGCCTACATAATTACTTGAATCTGAGTCGTAATATCTAAAATCACCTTGAGCGTTTAAGCTAATCGCACCTGTAAAAGTTGGATTTGCCGCTGTTGGCAAAGTCGCAATAGTTACATCGGTGGGAGTACCTGAGTTATCCCAAGTAAGAGTGTCAACTCTAATTTTGCCGTAAGCCATGATTTAAAGAATTGCCCAGATAGCGTTTGCTGGAATAGTCACTGTTACTCCTGAGTTTATCGTCAAAGGGCCAACAGAGCTTGCATTTGTGTTTGCAGTTAAAGTATAACTTGCTGTAACGCTTTGTCCGTTTTCAAGAAATACCTTGTCACCACTTGCACCTGTTGCTCCACCGCCACCTCCAAATTCACCCCAGCCATTATTATCATAACCTTCAAATATCTCTAAAGTTGTGTTGTATCTAATAGCTCCTCTATCAGCACCACCTGGTCTTTCAGCAGTTGTTCCACTAGGAAGATCAACCATTCCTGTCCCAGTAAATAATAAATTCCCTGCAATCGTTAATGCACTAAGAGTTCCTAATGAAGTTATGTTTGTTTGAGCCGCACCTGTAACTGTTGCTGCGTTAGTAGCGTTAGTTGCTGTTGCTGCATTACCTGTGTATTGAGAAGCAGAAAGAATCTGCGTTCCATTTGCCTTTATTACTTTTCCACTTGCAAGATCAATATGCTCTGAACTTGTCCAAGCATCGGTGGAGTTGACCCAGTTCCAAGTTTTATCTCCGTCAGAACCACCATCAAGAGTAATACCACCACCATCTGCTGTTGAATCTGATGGACTTGCTACCTTGCCAAGTTCAATATTTTTGTCAGCTACTTCAACTGTGGTACTTGAAACAGTTGTTGTCGTCCCTTGAACAGTTAAGTTTCCACCTATAACAACATTATTAGTGACATCAAGGCTGGTAAGTGTTCCCACAGAAGTCAAGCTTGAAGCAGTTACGTTACTAGCAAGAGTTGCTCCAGTTAATTGCCCAGCCGCTGCAACATTGCTGTTTGTTTGAACAGCGTTGCCCATTAATGAATGAGCAGAACATTGATAATGAAGAACAGAAGGAGTTGTATCTGAAACAACTATTTGTGTATAAGCTCCAGAAGATCCAGCAGTTCCGTTTGTAGTAACTCCTGTTGTGTAAGCAGTTGTCTTATCTGCTTCTAAATAGAACCGAAGAGGATGACCTGAATTAGAACTATCAGCTTGATCAAACTTATAAGTACGACCTGGAGTAAGAGTTATAAATGGTGATTCTTTTCCGTCAATTTTATATCCAGATCCAGATCCAGAACCGTTATATCTATGCGCTCCAGTTTTACTCGCAACAGTAACCGTTAATGTTTTTACGTTACCTGTATATGTTCCATTTAAAGCAGCAAAACCAACTAAATTTCCATCATTAGTAAGACTTACATCTCCTGTAAATGTTGGTGATGATGTCGAGCCTGGATCGACCCAAGATAAAGTTCCAGATCCATCACTAGCCAAGACATAGCCTGAAACAGCAGCGTCAGCAGCAGGAAGAGTAAGTGTATAACTGCTTGCAATTGTCCCAGCAGCTTGAAGAGCTACATAGTTAGAACTATCAGCGTCTTTAAATCGTAAGTCTGCTTGAGCATTTAAATTGACATCACCGCTAGTTGTTAATCCTGTAAGTGTCCCAACCGAAGTTAATGAACTTGCAGTTACTCCACTAGCTAATGTTGCTCCAGTTAATGTTCCAGCAGCAGCAGTAATTGTTATATCAGCAGAACCGTTAAAGCTAACACCATTAATATCTCTTGCTGTGGCAAGGATTGTTGCTGTTGAAGCGTTGCCTGTTAATGCACCTACAAATGATGTTGCAGTTAAAGCTCCAGAAGAAGGGTTATAGCTAAAGCCTGTGTCTGTTTCTGCTCCTTGTGATCCTGTTGCTCCGTCAACAAATACAGGGTAAACAGTTTCATCTGTTGAATTATTTGCGGTTGCTGTAAAGGTTGCAGCGTTGCCTGTTGTGTCTTGGTTGCCTGTTGTGTTTACACCTGGAAGGTTAATGCTTGCTGTGCCATCAAAACTTACACCGCCTATTGTTCGTGCTGTTTCTAAAGCAGTTGCTGTGGCTGCGTTTCCTGTGCAAGACCCTGAAGAACCAGAAGTGTTGCCAGTAACATTACCAGTGACATTACCAACTAAATTACCTGTAAAGGTAGTTGTAGTTAAGGCTCCAGTTGAAGGGTTATAAGTTAAAGCAGAATCTGTCTCAGCACCTTGAGAACCAGTTGCTGCGTCTACAAAGATTGGATAAACAGTCTCATTTGTAGTGTCGTTTGCTGTGACTGTGAACTGGGTTGCGAGTGCTGCTGTCCCTGAAGTGTCTTGAGTACCAGAAGCATTAACACCAGGTAGCGTGATATTCGCTGTTCCGTCAAAACTAACTCCACCTATTGTTCTAGCGGTTGCTAATGCTGTAGCTGTAGCTGCGTTTCCTGTAGTGTTTTGGTTGCCAGCAGTATTAACGCCTGGTAAATCTATATTTGCTGAACCGTTAAAACTAACTCCTCCTATCGTTCTTGCAGTTGCCAGTATTGTTGCTGTATCTGCGTTACCAGTTAGATCTCCAGTTACATCCCCAGTAATTGTTCCACTAACTGTTAGAGAAGTAAGAGTTCCAACTGAAGTAAGAGAACTAGCAACGACATTGGAAGCAAGAGTAGTTCCAGTTATATCTGCCGCAGCAGTATTGGTTGTATCAGTTGCCCATTCAAGAGTAGTAGGTGTGCTGGCATTAGCCTTAAGCACCTGGTTCGCTGTAGGAGCAACAGCAGGAAGTGTGAGAGTTATGTCTGAACCTTGTGCCTGTGCTTTTAATGCTGTGTAATTTGCACCATCTGAATCGGCCTCTGTTAAACGCAGTTCTGAAGCGTTATCGAGAATCAAATTGCCAGTCATCGTACCGCCAGCTTTCGGCAACGCCGCATTTGCTGTTGTGGCAGCAGCATCAGCAGCGTCTTTTGCAATCTTTACCGCAGCAGGAGTAGCAGCCGTAGTAGCAGAAGTAGATGTTGCACTATCTGTTAATTGAAGAACACCAACAGCACTTGTTGTTCCAGTAGCAATCTTTGATCCTGTAATTGCAGCCGAGCCAGATATATCAGCATCAACAATGACTCCAGCAGCAATGGAAGTAACACCTGCATTAGTTATGGCTATATCTCCTGTAACTGCTACTGCTGTTGGGACGTTTGACCCATTACCTACAAGAATCTGAGCAGAAGTTAAAGCAGCTAACTTTGTAAATGCAATTGCAGCAGAGGCATTTATATCAGCATTAACGATGGTTCCATCAGCAAGCATTGCACTTGTGACTGTCCCAGAATCGTTATTTGTTATTAAAGTTCCAGAAGTATTAGGTAAAAGTATTGTTTTATCTGCTGTAGTTGGATCAACTACTCCTAAAGTTGTTTCAAACGCATCAGCCGTTGCACCCTCAAATACTAAGCTTCCAGTATGACCAATTAGTATCTCACCTGTGACAGTACCACCTGCTTTTGCTAACTTCTCTGTTTCTACTTCTTCAAGAGCATCTTGTACATTAGTTGCCCCAATTTGACCGTAAGGCGTGAAAGTAATGTTTGACGCAACCTGACCAGCGATTGTTTGAGATAAATCAATTTCCTCCCATGAACTTCCAGATGTATTTGTAACACCTAGAATATAATCTGGTGGTGCAAGAGCAACTACAGGGGCTGGCGCACTTGGAGTTCCAGCATTTTCAACTACTAAATATAAACCATCGGTAGAACTTGTTGGAGTAGGAACATTAGATCCAACGCTCAGACCTGCTGCTGCACCTGCTGTTGTCACACTTGCAACTTGACTTGTTCCAGCGTTAAAAGTACCACCAAAGACCAGCGAACCTTTTGTTAAAGTTGTTATTGGTTGATAAGCATTTCCATCATATATATATAAATCTTCAGAAACTGAATCGAAGAAAAATTGCCCTGTGAACTCGGATGTCGGGAACCCAGTCTGACCTACAGAACCAAAAAGCGTCGTTGAGGCATTTGCAAGTTTAGCTCCTGTGATTGCATCATTAGCAATTCTTGCTGTTGGAATAGTTCCAGAAGTGATTAATGCTGCACTGTGATTAGGCAGGTCAGTAGCAACAATATTTGTAAGATTTGTGACTCGACCTTTTGCGTCAACTGTAACTTTCGTTCCTGTTCCTGCTGTAACTCCTGAATCAGCAACTGTAATTGCACCGTTTGAATCAACAGATAACGGCCCACCTGTAGGGACAGAAACACCACCAACAGCACTAGCTGTTGCGATAGGAAGATCACCTGCTGCCAAAGTAGATGTTCCTGTTATTTGTCCGAAATTGTTGAACGTAACTTTTGTCGCCGTAGCCCCTGTCGTTGTCGCTGCTATGGCTAAAGCACCTGCTCCTGTAACAGATAAACCACCAGTGCTTGATATAGAAACACCACCAACTGCTGATGTTGTGGCAACTGGCAGATCGCTTGCTACCAAAGCAGTTGCAGCGGTTATTAAGCCTTGGGCGTTATAGCTAATTCCAGCACTTGTTCCAGCGGAAATCGTATTGTTGATTCCTAATTTTCCAGACGCAACATTTAAAGATCTATCAATATCACTTGTAAGGAGCTTGGCGGCTGTAACCGTTCCATCAGTCAGCTTTGCTCCACTAATTCCACTTGCAACTTTTGCATCGGTGACTGCTGAAGCTGCTATTTTTGCAGTTGTTACAGAAGTTGCACCTAAAGCAGTTGTGTCAACTGCACCTGCCCCAAGCTTGGCTGCTGTAACCGCATCGTCTGCAAGTTTTGCAGTTGTAACAGCATTATCAGCAAGAGTTCCAGCTTCAATAGTTCCTGACAGCTTGGCTGCTGTGACGGCCCCATCAGCAATTTTTGCTGTTGTTATTGCTGCATCAGCTACAGCAGCAGTGTCTACAGCATTATCTGCAAGTTCTGAAGCTGTTACAGCATTTGCCGCAATTTTTGCTGCTGTTACAGCGTTATTAACTATAGATGCTGTATCAACAGCATCATCAGCCAACTCACTAGCTGTTATCGCATTTGCAGCAATTTGAGTTGCTGTGAGTGAATCATTAGCAATTTTTGTTCCATCAATATCTCCAGCAGACAAACTTAACTTTGCCGCTGTAACGGTTGCATTTGCAATCTTGGCTCCTGTAACTGCCAAGTTTGCTATTGCTGCTGTATCTACCGCATTATCTGCAAGTTCTGAAGCTCCAACCGCATTTGCTGCTATTTCACTTGCTCCTACAGAATCAGCCGCTAATTGAGTAGCTGTAATTGTACCTGTAGCAATATTTGCTCCTTCAATTGTTGCTGCTGCTATTTTTGCGCCTGTTACCGCATCATCTGCCAAAGCATTGGTGTCAACTGCATTATCAGCAAGTTCACTAGCACCTATAGCGTTCGCTGCTATCTGTTGAGCAGTAAGTGAATTATCCGCAATTTTTGCTCCTGCTATATCTCCATTAGATAAATTTAATTTTGCGGCTGTGATTGTTGAATTAGCAATTTTTGCTCCAGTTACCGCTGTGTTGGCTATAGCTGCTGTATCGACTGCATCATCTGCAAGTTCTGAAGCACCTATCGCATTAGGAGCTATTTCTGAAGCAGTAATTGTATTTGCAACAATATTTCCTGCTGCAATCGTTGTAGCTGCAATTTTTGCTCCTGTAATAGTTGCCGCTGCAATTTTTGCTCCTGTTACTGCTAAATTTTCAATCGCAGCAGTATCAACAGCATCATTTGCAAGTTGAGAAGCTCCTATAGCATTTGCAGCTATTTGATTTGAACTAATTGCTCCAGCAGCAAGCTTTGCACTTGGAATTGAACCGTCTGCAAGATTTAATTTTGCATAGGTAATAGTTGTATCAGCAATTTTTGCATTAGTAACAGCAGCGTTTGCTATAGCAGCGGTATCTACAGCATCATCTGCTAATTCACTTGCTCCTACTGCATTGGCTGCTATTTGGCTTGTGCCTACAGAATCAGCAGCAAGCTGAGTCGCTGTAATTGTTCCATTAACAATATTTGCTGCGGTAATAGTTGTACCAGCTATCTTGGCCCCAGTAACAGCCGCTGCTCCCAACGCTGTTGTGTCAACAGAACCAGCCGCAAGTTTTGCAGCGGTTACAGCGTCATCAACAATTGCATCGGTGTCTACAGAATCATCTGCTAACTCAGAAGCAGTGATTGCATTAGCTGCAATTTGTGTTGCTGTAATCGTGTTATCAACTAACTTTGCCCCTGTTATTGTTGCGTCAGTAATTTTTATATTTGTTATTGCATTACTAGCAATCTTGCTGCCAGTAACAGCTACAGCAGCTATTGCATTTGTATCTACTGCGTTATCTGCAAGTTCACTTGCTCCAATAGCATTAGCAGCAATTTGACCTGCTGTAAGAGAATTATTTGCAATTTTTGCTCCAGCAATATCACCATCACTAAGATTTAATTTTGCATAAGCAATAGTTGCATTAGCAATCTTTGCATTAACAACAGCATTATCAGCAATTGCATTTGTATCTACAGCGTTATCGGCTAACTCACTAGAACCAATAGCATTTGCTGCTATTTGGGTAGCGGTAAGAGTATTATCAGCTATTTCAGTAGCAGTAATACTTCCATCAGCAATCTCTGCTGCCCCTACTGCCCCTGCTGCTATTTCAGCAGCCGTTACAGCATTTGCAGCTATAGCCGCTGTATTAACAGTATTTGCTCCAAGGCTTGCTAATGCTGTACCAGGAATCGAGCCAGCATCAATTAATGCAACTCCTTTTTCTACTAACGCCTTGGCTGTAATTCGTTTTGTTTCAGAAGCACTGTCATCTACGACAGCTAATTCATCCCCAGCCGCTAAGTCTGCCTCAAGTAACGGAGGCAGTTGACTTATTTGAAGATCAGCCATTTAACTCTTAGTCTTTAGAGACAGTTTATACCTTATATATATTATGTCGCATCATCTTCTAAGAAGATCTTACTTCCATCTTCCTGCAATAAGAAATCGGTTGATTCCTGCATGACGTATCCAGGTGCAGCACCTACTTGGAGACTAAACTCTTTATTAGTAACAAAGTCTATATCAGTTTTTACAATCCCTACATTTGGAATACTAATGCTGGTACTAGTTATCTGAGCTTCACATTCATACCAAGCATTATTAGAAGAATTAGAAGACTCTCTATATAAAAAGAAACGACCAAAAAAATCAGCACCTTGTTTAACACGCAAAATTAAACGAGCTAAATAAGAGGAAAATTCTTGATTAGCTGAATAATCAGGATCACTTGCAACATATCTATGTTCCCAAAAACAAGTCATTGAACCTTGCCCAGAAATCAAACCATTTTCATATTGTCGTTTAAAATTATCACCTAATTGACTAATTTCAATTTGATCTCTTGATGTCGTAAACTCATACTGTTCAATTCTTGCTAATGGCCTAAAAGTTGAATTTCTAGCTTTTACAGATATTTCCTGATCTTCAGATGGAGCAACAAGAGTTTTTGCATTAGCAGTTGTGCCCCCTACCGCCAAAGCAAAAGTGTCATATAAACGCATACCTCCTATATCATCAACATGAGCAAAAAAGGAAACATCTCTAGTGCTATGTCCTGACACTAATTGCAAATTTGATGAACCATCTGTTCTTTTTATATCAACCTTGTCTCCAGTAATAATATTTCCCTTTACTCCTGTAAAAGAAAATCGTTTTCTTGCTGTATTGACATCAGAAGGCACAAGAGTTCCACTAAGCGAATATTCCATAGAACTTCGCTTAAATTCAATAAAACCTCCTGAGCCTAAATAGGTGGGCATCCTATTTAAGCGTCATCAAGAGTAAGAGCAGTAGGTGCATCAGCAGCCTCAAAGGAAACTTCAGCAGACAATACTTCACCTTGACTACTTGTCATAGCAATACTTGTTATAACAACAGTCATAGTAATGCTTTTTTCTTGATTATCGTAATCAGTAATTCCTAGCGTAAGAGATACTTGATCCGAAACAGCACCGTTTAACTTGATCAAGTTACCCAACAAAGTAGAAGCCATCTTGTCTCCAGCACTCGCACCTGATGCGGAATACCAAGAAATAGAAGCACTACCAGAAACACTACGAGTTCCACCAACAAGTTTCCTGTCGTGATCACCTAATGTTGTAATGTCTAAAGTTTCTTGTGATGCAGTAAAACTCCATGTGGTTACGGTTGCGACAGGGGTAGTACCCACTTTCATCAACCCATCACCGCCTGAATAGTAGCCCACGACAATCTTTAAATTAAACAGTCATTATATTCTAAGGCGAATCGAGGCAAGCAACAAATTTACATTGAACATTGCTACGTCCAGGGTAGACACTTTCCACCTGTGGAGGGCCGTCATATCGCCATTTTAATTCTGTTCTTTCAAGAAAATATGACTGCAAAGTGCTGTCTGCACCGTTAATAACATTTGTCCCACTAAAAGTAACTTCATCCCAAATTGAGTTTATATCTTCATAATTTTGTAAAATTGCAGCAGCATCTGAATCTAAAATATTGTCAAATCCCAGAGTTAAAGACGAACCAGTTCTATTTTTTCCATACCGAATAACAGTCTTAACACCATTTTGAGCTTCAAACTCAACTTGGGGATACTCACCAGGAGAATAACTTCTTGTCGAAGGAGTTATGTTTGTAGGTTTGAATTGAGCCATTAACCTCTTAATTCAGGGAATCGGTCAGCAAAATTAACACCATTCACAGGGTTAGGACTTGCATTATAAAGAACAGCAAGTTTGTTATTAGATGTTAAAGGAACATGAGTAGCTGCAACTTGAATTAAACCATCTTCACCATAAGAAATAGATTCAACCTTGTAAATCCTGTCTTCTTCGGTGGTGTCAACTTGGGCAAACAATTTATTTTTTAATCCTGCGGAGTTAGTACCGTCACTGTTAACACTGAAACTTTTTGATTCAATACCACCTAAAGAACCAGGACTCCAAACATAAGCATTGATTTGACTAGAAATTGTTGACCGTGAAATAACAACACCATCTTCATCAATACTTCCATTATTGAACCTACTTGTGTGTGTTGCTTCTGTTATGACTCGTATATAATCACCTGCGACTAAACCAAATACAGAACTTGGTGGAGTTTGAAAAACAATCCCATGATCAACTTCTTTTCTTACTGACAAAGCAATAGCAGCAAACAATTTTGCATGTGATTCACTCGTACACCAATTACTTAAATCAAAAACTTCCTCTGGTAATTTATCTGCTTTAGGAAAGAAACTAGAATCAGATTCTCCAGTTGGATTGTAAGCATAAGTTTTTGCTACGTTTTCTGGAAATCCAGCTATTTTTGTATATTGATTAATTTGATCATCACGATGAATAACAGTTGCTTTAAACATTTTTCTTTCTTCTGGAGTTAAAAAAGTAACTTTTATACCTTTCATGTTTCCATCAGTAAATAAAGCCTTTATATCAATACCTGAATTAAGTCCTGCTTCATAATTAATTGTATAGTCTGCATTAATAGGAAAACTTGGTTTTAAGCTAAAACGACCACCTGAAATAGAAAAATCTAAAAAATGATAACCTGCATATTCAAAAATAAATTCTCTTAAATTAAATTTACGATCAATAACACCATTCCAATGGAAACCATTAGCTCTACAATACCTAGCCCCTTCAATCATACTTGCACGATCAACACCATCATGTCCGACAAGATCACCTGCACCATAAACATCATTAGTTAGCAAATCATGCACTATTTCTACAAAATCATCAGTAGAAGCTATGTGCGAGTTTCTAGTTAAATAACCAGTTCCAGAATTAGGATTTGAATCAGGAATTAAACGATCTACCATTATTCCTTCTTGAATAAAAGCAGAAAAACTATTGAAACTATTTAAAGAACCTGATGCTCCTATTCTTATCCCTGCAATAGCAAGATGTTCATAATTTATCTGTGGATTATTACTAGTACCTTCATGTTTAATTTCGTTTACATAAGAAATTTCATGTTCCGCACCATTTTCATGGCTTGAAGATTCTGCATCAAATAAGAAATAATCAGCTATGGCATTGTTATTGTTATGAGCAATTACTTGCCAATAATTTGTATAAAAACCAGCAGTTCCATCAGATGCCCAATCAGAATGTTCATCTACATCTGGAACAAAGCTAGGCTTTTCTTTTCCTGTAAGACTTAAGGTTACGGTTGGAGATTCATTATCAATAGTTACTGTGTCACCATTGAAGTAACCATCTCCTGAAGAATGAAGTGCAAATTCTTTATATGTATTAACACCATCAGTTTTAGTCTTTACTTGCACTTCCATGCCACTACCTTTTCCTCTTGTTGTAGTCGTTGATCTAACAACAGGGGTGTTTTCAGTTACTGGTGGCCTATCTGCTTTTTGTAAATCAATTGCATAAACATTGTGTCCTAGAGAGTTTGTATATCTCCAATCTTCTCCACCACCTAAAGAAGAAGGATTTCTTGCAACTTTAAATCTATGCCATTTTCCTGTGCCTACTCCATTTGAAAATTCTTCTACTGGTTCAGACCAATCAGCTTGCGTCATTGGAACTTGTCCTGCTGACATAGTAAATGTCATGCCTTTAGGCAGTAATGTCCCTCCAAAAATAAAGTGCCATGTCCATATAAGACCTGAAGTTTTGATGGCAACTGCTGCTATTCCATGTTGCGGGCTAAAATAAGAATTACCTCCATCACTAGGAACACCTTTTAAATTTCTTTGAGTAACATTTGTCCATTGTTGATAAGCGTTACCAGGGCCAGTTCCCACATAAGTTGTTACAGGGTTTGGACTAAAGATTTGATGAGATGAAGTATAAACAGGTGGTGAGAAAGCAGGGTTACCATAAGAACTTGGCGTGAAATTATTAACAGGCCCACCTGTAACTTCTTCTCCAGTATCAGGATCTATATAAGGTAATTCAGCACCCAATCCTCCTCTTAACCACTCAGAATTATTTGTTAAATTACTACCTTCATCAATTTCATTTGAAAGAGGTAATTGTCCTTCTGAAGCATGATATGAAATTGTTAATCCTAAATTATGATTAGAATGAGATCTCAATGTTTCAGCGTAGCCCAAGACATGAACTACACGATCAGCGTAATGATTTAAAACTACATTTCCTGCAACAGGTAAGAACCTAAATTCATATTTACTAGGAACATGATGATTAATAAAAATAGCATTATATTGTGCCGTTGGAGAAGAACCTTGAACACATAAAACTTTAGAAGTTATATCTACAAAACTATCTCCTGAATTCATTTTTTTTGCCTGTACTTTAAAGAAACTAAGTCGTCTTACATGTTTACTTACAGCCCCTAACTGAATAGAACCATTTTGTCTTTCGTAAGAGCCAATACGCTCTTGAGAAGGCATTTCATTAACATTAGGGAAACCATTTATTCGCCTCCAAACTGTACTTTTAATTCCAATTTCAGTAATATCAGCTTCTCTAGCATTAGCACAAGTAGCCAAATCAACTTTTTGAACAATTAAAGATTCGTATGGTAATGCTGTTTCATCTGTATTTCTAAATTCTAAATATCCAGGCTCATCAGATTCAAATTTAATTGATTTCGTAAAACCATCATTTCCACTTACCCATATATTCCCATTATCTTCTTCGGTGGCTGTCATTAAAGTAGATCCAACCATATATTGATCACCAATTTTTATTGCGTCATCAACATTTTCTCTGACAGTATCAGCATTTGATTTTGCGTCTTGAGAACCCCACGGTGAAAATTTATTCCATTTCTTTTTAACATCTACCTCTGTAATAGAAGAATCAATCCATGCTGATTCATTTGTATCGTGATAGATACGATAATTAACCCAAACATTGCCTGTTTGATTAGGACTTAAAACAACTCTATTTCCTGCTGATGAAAAAGTAGGTGACCCTGCACGATTTGTTATTCCTACATATCTAGGGTATTTATGCACCAATTTACCCATCTTTATTCTTAAATCTTTTTTTACACCATCATCTGCATCTCTTAAAAGTAATATTAATTCCCAATTTAATTTATAAGCATTACCATTTGGTAATGGTGAATGCAAACCAAATTTAGAGCCTGAAGAAGGAGTTTTAGTACTTGAAAAACTTGGCCTGTAATCAAAAACAGCATCTCCACCACTATAACTTTCAGCAAAAACTTTTACTTTAAAAGGATCAACATCATCATATTCTCTTTCACCTCTTGCTCGGTAGTTATTTGTATTTTTAGCCTTACCTTCTGGATACTGATCATGTGATGATGATGGGGTTTGTGTATCTGCAACTCCTTGTAATCTATTATTAGGTCTAAGCCCTCTTGAAAAATATAATTTTTGTTTTGTTAATGGTAAATCAGATAAGAAAGTTTCACCCAAAGCAAATGAATTAAATTGCGGTTTTGCTCCTAACTTACCATTAGAAAATAAACAAATAGCATTAATAACTTGACCATATTGTGCAGTTCTTAGTTGTGACCAAAGAAGTTGACTAGAAACTCTTACACCTTGTCTTGCATAAACCAAAGGTATAAACGAACCTAATGATGCCAAATCTTGAAGAGACTCAAAACCACTTGTAGGGTTAAAACGACTTCTTCCTTGAACACCTCCAATTGTCAATCTTGGTTGCTGACCTGGATCTTTCGGTTTTGGTGTGAGGAGATAAGAAATAGCAGCCAGCGCAACGCTGACAACTACTTGCCCCCAGAAGGTAAGAGCAAAAGTGCCAGCAGCAAATGACCCAGTAGCCAAGCCTGCTGCTACTAAAGCTTGAGGCATCATTACGATGTCTGCTTCTACAGGCTTTGCTTCAACTAAATCTAAAAATTCAAAATAATCTTTATCGGTTATGCCTAAAGAGTTACATAGCTCTACTTCGTAGGGTAATAAAGTTCTATGACCTCCAATCCTCCGATGGGACTCCATCGAACCGTCTTGTCTGCGAATGAGAGCCAACCGCCTTTCCAATAAACAGCTAAAGCGTAACCTTTTTCTGCTTTGCAGAGAGCTACAACTCCAATATTAGCGGTTGTTGTAAGCGTTCCCCACTTTTTCAGTTCATCACGAAATACCTCATAATCTTTTTTTCTTAAACGCCTGTACCAATCACGATTCTGTAAAGGAAAATCTATACCGTAATTTCTAATAACTTGTCCAGCTAAAGAAGCACAATCAGCAGCTTGATGTTGATCTGGATTTGCACCTAAGCGATAAGGCAACCCTAACAACATTGCAGTTTTCATCTTGTCACTATTCGACCAGTCACAGGTAAATGTCCTACTAAACTACTTGTTAAAAAACGACCAATATTCCCACCAACTGCATCTATTGTTGAACTTAATAAAATTTCAATAGTAGTAGCGTCATAAGCCATTGAAACTATTTTCCAAGTATCAATTCCCAAGATTGTTTCTACGGCACTAAAAGTTAAATCAGTCATTTTACAAGTAGAAACTCTTACACTCCAACCATTATTTACTGCTTCTGCTGCATAACTCATTGATAATTTATTTGCACCGACAGATCCTTCCCTGTCATTGCTTTCATTAGCCAAAATTAAAGCTGATTCAAGATTGTTTCCATCTTTACTTCTAGTCGCACCTTGATAAATAAACGAAAGAAAATTAAATTTTGCACCACCACCAACCTTTGAATCACTTATACCAGCAGAGCTTGGTTCACTATTCTGAAATCGGTACTGAACCGCACCTGAAATATTTCCTGAAGCTGGGACTAATTCTGGATCATAGATTTCTATGAATGTAACTAAAGCAACAGCCGTACTCATTACATTCCTAGCCTCCCTCTAGTAGAACGATTGTTTTGCAATGACCTCATCGCTCTTGTTTCTCCCATTGAAGCACCTCTATTTGAAGCTGCTTGAATAATGCCACCTACAGCAGACTTAGGAACATATTCATCACCATTAAAGTTTAATGTTGGCCCTGTGTAATTCACAGTAGTTACTCCACCACCTTGCATTGCAACCCCAAGTCTTCCACCTCTTCCTCTTTGCAGCGGTAATATTGCTTCTGGCCCCGCTTCACCCATGATCCCTAGTCGTGAACCACCATATTTGAACATGGTGGGTTTACTAACAACACCGCCTTTGTAATAAGGAACAATTCCATTTTTCCCAAACGCATTACCTAAAGCATTTCTATTTCTGCCAGCTTCTATGTCATTCATCGCATCTAAACCCACATTGAAACCTGAAATATTACTTGCGTAAGTGGCAAGATCAGCAACTGGCCCTATACCACTGGTACTAGGGATAGCAGCATTAAGTCCAATACCCAAAGCTTTTTTAAATATCCCAAACAAAGGTTTAGTAACTGTTTGTTGAATCATTAAACGAGTTAATTCATGTAAAACGCTTGTTACTAAATCTCTAAACGCAAGTTTTCCTGTAGTTACAAATTGCATAATTGTATCTTCAAGTTTCTTAAATCCATTTACACCTACTTGCTCAAGTGACTCATTAAAGTTGTCTAACTCCGCTTGGAATTGTTTAAACGGTGAATTTTCACCAGCTTTCTTAGCCGCAGCATCAAGCTCAGGCCAAATCATACCCATTTCTTCAACAGCCTTTTTAAGAGCATCTATATAAGCCGAAGCGTCCTCTTCATTTTTTAAATGTCCTTCTGAAATAGCTTCACTAAATAATTTGATTCTTGCTTCTGTCTCTGCTGTCTCTCGCTTATATAAAGCCATTGCATTTTTATAAGCTATGCCACCTTCTTTAAACTGGTGTTTTTCTATATATTTATCAAAATCTGCCTTTCTTTGTTCAAGATTTTTTCTTTCTTGATCAAGGACTTTTTGTGCTGCCTCTATTGCTTGAGGATCACCACTTGCTGCTTTCTCTGCCAGTCTTTTATTTCTATTTAAAAATCTATCTAAAGCAACTGTTGCTCCAATAATTACTGTAGCTAAGGCAACCCAAGGATTAACCATAGACGTAAGGTTAAATGCAGCCATTGCGTTTTTAAGCTTCACCACGACTCTGAGCAAAGCAAATTTAGATATTGTTAAAGCAGCTATACCACTCATTACTTTCCCTAGAACTAATCCACCACCAAAAACAATAACAACCTCTGTTAATTCTTTAAAGTTTTTAATAACAAATTTAAGAGAAGTAATTATAACATTTGCAACTCCTGCTCCTATCTTTCCGATTGCTACAACAGCAGGAATTAATATCTCTAATGCTTCAGCAGCTAATACTTGGAATTGTGCGCCAATAGGCTTAATTAAATTACCTAATTGTATCTTTAAAGCATTAATTCTTATTATTGCTCTTGCTCCAGCTTCTTCATCAGATTTTCCTATTTTTGCAGCAGTTTCTGTATATTCGTCACCTAATAACATTACAAATTCCATTAACTGATTAAGACCAACAGTTCCGTTCTTAAGTGCATCTTGCAACTCAGCAGTTGACTTATAAATATGACTATTAGCTTGCTGGAATTTTGTTACTGCACCAGGGAATCTTTCACCTAATTGTCCACTTAATTCCTCCGCAGACACCTTGCCCTTACTGAAGATTTGCACCATTGCAGTGATCGCAGATTTAACATCTTCGGAACTACCAGCAGTACCTTTTATTGCTGCAATTACATTATGAAATGCTAAAGCTGCATGTTCAGTTGTACCACCAGCACCTTGAACAGCAGCCGCTAATCTTGTCATTCCTCTTGTTGCAATTTCTTGAGGAACATTGAATTTAGCAGTTACATGTTCTGCCATTTTCATTGCTTTTGCAAAATTTTCTCCAGGCCCAGTTGCTTTCTCTAAAGCAATTTGTAATTTTGCAATATCAGATGAATAAGTAGCAGCTTGAGAAGTAAAGTTTGCTATTGGACTAATAATTTGACTAGCTAAAAGACCACCACTAATTGCACCTTGAGCCATGTCACCGCCTGGCCTTAATCCTTCAATACCTGCACCTAGTAATCCCCCTAAAGCACCTGCTGGGCCACCAAAATAAGCAGCACCTAATATTGATTGACCTGTTCTTGCAAAGTTTTTACCACTAAATTTATTTACTTGTCTAAGCCTTATTTCTACTTGCTGTAAGTCTTTAGAAAGTTTTTTATAACCTTTACTACCTATCTCTAACCCTCCTCTTAATTGTTCTAATGCTGCTCTTTGTGCTGTTAAAGCATTGGTGCTTTTATTGCCAGCACGAGTTGCCGACATTATGTCTTTTCTTACTTCTTTATAGCTTTTCCCCATACGATCAATATTTCCACTTATCTCAGACATTCCAATTTGAGAAATCTGATCATATAAACCACTAACCGCCATTGGGTTATTACGAGCCTTACTAAAACCTTTTATCTTGTTCTGCCTTCTCTGGTGTCTCTCTATAGATTTTTGTATTGCAGTACTATCACCATAAATTCCAAATTCAGCATCTTGAGAAAATTGATTAAACCCACCACCAACACGATCTCTTATTCTTCTTGATCCTGCAAGATTACGTCTAGCTGTTCTTAAATCTGTAGAGACAGGACGCAATGCAGCAGCATTTTTTAATGCTCTATTTGTTTGAGCTAAAACTCGGTTGTAATCATGTTGTGCTTTGGCAATTTTTTCAATCTGCGTGTTCCATTGCTTTGATCCAACAGTTAAATCTCCAATATTTTCTTGTAATTTGCCTAATTGATATTGAGCATTATTAGCTGTCTTTGGGAGTTCTGGCTCTAACTTTGGAATACCATAAGCAAACTGTGTTTTTTCTTGTATTTGTCTTGCGTAATACCCTCCATAAGGCGATACCTCTCCAGGGTCAGGCATCAAATTAGCCTTCCTCCACAATGGAGATTCAATATGAGCATGTAAAAACCGTTCAAACCAATTTTTTTGAGCTAATGCTTTTATCCCTTGACTGCCTTGTTGTGGATCAGGTATTTCATACCTTGTCGTCATTAAAGGACGGGTCTGATCCATTGCAAACAAATTTTTTGCAATAAGTTCTTGTTCTTTTAACGCTCGATTGTAATTATTTTGTCTTCTAGTTACTTCAATCAAACCATCTCTATATTCTCCATTAATAAATTTCATTCCTTCTAATTCTTCTGCTGCTGCCCTTATCTGATTCTTCATCGTGCCTGGCTTTCCACCTTCAAACTGAGCCAGTAATTGTTTATTAGTTGCTCCTCTTTTTTGTATTTGTTCTAAAGATCTAATCTGACCTGCCATATTTTTATATTCCCTACTCGTTATCCCAACCTGATCTTGCAGCTTTTTAAAAGCTGAAATTTGCGCTCTTACACTTTCAGTCGTTGTCCTAGATCTTTTTCCATATTTAGCTATACCTGCGGCGGCTCTCTCAAAAGTGTCATTACTTACTTTTACTGATTTAGTTAAAACAGCAACTTCTTTACCTAACCCTTGTAACGCCTCTTCTCCTTGGATGCCTATCTTTACGGCAAAATCTGCAATTGACTGACTTGCCATTACTTAGAATCCTTGTTTAATTCTTTTAATGCTGCTGCTTCCATGATTTTTAAATCTTCGAGCATTGCAACACGATTATCTACATTGTATAGGTCAAACAAGCCTCCTGCACTTAATAAAACCTCATATTTCAATCCAACATAACCACTCATGGAAACAGCCCATTGAGTTTGCATCCTTAAAAACATTAATACTGTTTCCCAGTTATGGTCATACACAACACATCCTTCTTCTTTGTCTTTAGGCTTCTCAGGTAGTTTGATGCCAAATATCTTGGCATCTTCGTCTACCTGTTCTTCTGATTCGCTGCCACCCGAAACCCAATAAAGAGCAGCATCAGTTAGTTTTTTTCATCTGCATTTGCATAGAACTTTGTAAAAGCAGCAACGACACCATTTACGAAATCAATATCATCTGCCATCTCTCTTAAAGCTTTAGGTGAGAAAACAATATCTTTTCCATCTTCATCTTTTATGTCTGACCACCCAGCAACAATTTTCTGCAAAGCTTCTAAATCTTCTTTTTCTGTAAATTCATTTAAAGCTTTTTTTGATAATCTTTTGAACTTAACAATAAACTTATGGATTTCAAACTCACCAGCGACTTCTTCTGAAGGTTTTCTGACTTCAACAGGCCAAGGATAAGCAGAAACTTTCTTTCTAATAAAACTCATTTGATAAGAAATAGAGATACCTTGCTACTTTAACCATAAAAAAAGAGGGCGTAAGCCCCCTTTTAATCAAATCAACGCTGATTTACTTGTATTGAAGCTCAAATTCATCATTTCCAGCAGTTGT